GATGCGGTCAATGCTGTGGGTGCGCTGCCCGGAGTGGTTGGGGCTGAGCTTGGTGTAGCTCACCAGCGGTGAATTCGTGTAACTCATGTTTTAGTCCTCCCCTTTGTTGTTGGAAAGCTCGTCCAGAGCTTCGGCGGTCAGTTCCGCCTCGGTGGTTTCGATGGTGGTTTCGGTTTCGGGGTTCATAGCGATTTCCTCCTTATGCAAAGTCATTATTTTTCAGCCGGTCGTCGTAGCAGCGCTCGATGTTGGCGATTGCATGGACGGCACGGTTGTTTTCGTACTCTTTGTGGATTTCACAATAGGTTTCGTATTTGTCGATAATGTCGAGGATTTCAATGTAGTCCTCGCGGGTATGCTTCGTGTGCTTGACCAACTCCAGGTTAAATCTGAGGATTTCAGCCCGCCAGCCGTTGGCCTCGCGCCTATCGGAAAGCGCCTTTTGGGCGGCCAGCTCCGATTTGATTTCCTTCTGTTCGCCCTCCAAAGTGGTGAGCCGATCCAGAACATCTTTGTTGAGCGCCCGGCCAATCGAGCGGGCCAGCGCAGACCACGGGTTAATCTTGATGGGGCTGATTTGCAGGATGGTCAGCAGCGCAAACAGGCCGCCGCTGCCGCCCAGAAGAAGATCCTTCAGGGTCATGCGGACACCTCCCTCCAACCGGCAGGATAAGCAGAAGGCGACCACACATTGTTATCTATAAGGCTCTCGTAAACCTTTCCATTAAATCGGACGCGATCCCCCTTCTTGTAAGGGTTGGTGCTGTCCGGCTGCTCCCATTCGGGGATAACGTCGGGATCAGGGATAAGCACCTTTGCGAAAAGGGACGGTGCCGCATCGGGCGTCCAGCTGTCTTGCGCGGTGTGATCCTGCAAAACGGTATAAAGAATCCCGCCATGTCGAACCCGTCGCCCCGTTGTGTACACGGTGCCGGTCTTCCATGCCGGGAAAAGTTCGACCGCCTCAAGGGCGGTCGTGTCATCAAGGCTTTGTGCTGCGGTTTCGATCAGGGGCCGCAGTTTTTGTGCGAGGGCTTTCAGCGTCATTCCTCCGTCACCCCCAGCAGGATTTTTGCCGCTGCCAGCTCGTCTTCAAGGGCCAGTACCTTTTCGGTGAGCTGCGCGCGGGTGAGGATTTCCGTTCCGGGGTCGTCGGGCGGATTGACCGGCGTATCGTCGTCGGGGTCCGTGGTGCCGACCTGTGCCGCAAGCTCCTCATATTCTGCAAGGGTAATAGAAACGGCGCTGAGAAGTTCGTCACTCTCAACGCCGCTTAGCTGCTTCCCCTGAAGCTGATAGATTGTGTTCCCGTCGCCGGACATGACGCCCTGCGCGTCCCGTTTGTCGCACCGGATAAGAATGCCGTTGCGGGTCTGCCAACAGACGTAGACGGGATCGGCAAGCGCTTCTACGCTTTTGACAGTGCCGTCAGCAGACAGAATTTTGAAGTAGACCATAGCAGTCCTCCTTGCTGTTTATAAAAAGGTTGGTGTACAGTGCGCCCATGTTTTGAACGGTGTGCCATGCGTTGAATCGCGCGGCATAGCTGCGCCAGCTTTGCCACGTCGCATAGATGTCCGCGAAGGTTATTTTACCGCACAGGTATTTCCTGTGTAGCTTTTTCATTTTCTGCCGCATCTTCGTGACGCTACGCTTATAGATTTTCCGGACGACCTTGCCGGTTTTTGTGATGAAGAAACGCACCTTCAACCAAGAAAAGCCGTGGCTCAGCTTGACGATCTGCGTTTTCTTCTCATTTAGGGTAATGCCAAGCTCGGCGCATATCACCCGGATATGTGCCACGCAGTTTTGAAGATAGGCTTTAGATGTGTGGATCAAGTAGCCATCGTCCATGTACCGGCCATAGCCGCGCACCTGCAAAACCTCCTTGACATAGTGGTCAAGACGGTTTGCAGAGGCGAGGGCCAGCACCTGACTGATCTGACTGCCCAGCCCCATACCCTTATCGCCGAAAGCGTCGATGAAATGCTCTGTGAGCGCAAGGAGCCGTTCGTCGGTGAATTCCTTATGCAGGATCGCTTTCACGACCTCATGGGAAACGTTGTCGAAGAATTTAGAGAAATCAAACAGCAGGATATAGCCCTCATTGCCGTATTTCCGGTAGTGCTCATGGAGATGCTGCGTGATCCGGCGCATGGCAAAATCGTAGCCCTTGTTCTTCATGGACGCGCCGTTGTCGTAGACGAAGGTGCGCTCAAGGACCGGCACAAGGGCATTGTCGCACAGGCAACGCTGAACGACACGTTCGCTTATGACCGTGCTGCGGATATGACGATGCTTCCCGCGCTCATACAAATCAAACTCGTAAAAGCCGGGGCTTTTGAATTTTCCGGCTGCAAGCTGGTTGTATGTGTGCAGGATGTTCAGCGGCGCGTTGGCCGTGTATTTCTGGACGCTGGCCTTCCACGACACACCGCGACGGCAGCACTTGTACGATTGATAGAGGTGCTTATAGCTGAACACCTCGTCGTAATTATCGTGCTCGGCGCAGGCGGCGTCCCGCTTTGCCCGCCGTGCGGCAGCGCGGCGTTGATACCTTGCTTCTCTACGTTCTTCGCTTGTCATAAGAAACCTCGCTTGCCCCGTATGCCTGTTGGCAGGTTGCAGTAGGCACATAGCGTCACCGGGCATGAAATACGGAATGACCTGCAATCCGTACCATGCAAGCAGCGTCCGCCCGGACGCATCAGGGCATATATTTACCTTTGCAGGAAGGTCAAGCACTCCTTCTCTCCACTCTGCACGGATTTCACTCCGAAAGCTACTCTGTCTGGCACGAGAGGAGCCGAACGCCACCCCGTAGGAGTTGGACGCGTTGTTGTTGTTGCTGTTACCGTTGTTGTTCACATTGGCGAAAGACGACGAGCCGGACGCCTCAGGCGACCGCAGCCACCAGTTAGAAGTCAACCTCGTCGAAGAACTGGCAATTTGTGCAGCGCTTAACCTATGATCTTATCAGGGCAGGTCTTTGTACCGCGCCCTGTCGCTTTTCAGTACGGCTTTCACGAGCCGAATTTCGGTGTCTACAATGTCCATCCAGTATTTCAGGGTGTCCATTTCGATACCGAACAGCTCCTGCGCCACCTCAAGCTGGGAAATCATGCTCTGAAGCTCAGCGTTGGCGTGTAGGAAGTAGTCGCGCCTGATCTGAACCTCATGCTGATTCAAGGGGTATATGCTGTTTGCTCTCTTGACGTCCTCATAAATGCGCGTCGCCGCAGCGGCCAAAGGTTGCGATACATAAAAGGTGTATCGCTTCGGGAAATTCACGCATTTTTGAATCGTGTAAATTTCTAACTTCCTCGCGGTCGCCAGAAACTCCATGTCGGACGTAGAGCGCTTGCTTTTGATTACAGACAAGGGCACCACCTCATTTTTGCTGAAAAGTTCTTAAATTATATTATATCACACGCCCCCCCCAATTTCCAGACGAGAAGTGTGAATTTTCAAAATTTTCGCGCGCCGCTTACGCGGCGATATAGGGCGCAGGCCGGAAGCCTGTGCGTCAGTATCTGGCCCCACAAAGGGGGCCAGATACCCAAGATGCACAGATTATATGCAGAAGCCGAACGCCACCCCGTAGGAGTTGGACGCGAAGTAGTTGTAGATGCTACCGCTGATGTACACAAAGGCGAAAGACGACGAGCCGGACGCCTCAGGCGACCGCAGCCACCAGTGAGAAGCAGAACCGGTGCCGTTGTACGTTTTCTTGATACGCGAATTGTTGTCAGTAAACAATGCGAAAGTCACGTTTTCGGCGTCGGGGTCTACCTCGTCCTTATAGGGTACGTCGTTGACATTGAAGCCAACTTCGGCGCGGGACAGCAGGAACAGGCGGTCGTTGCTGGTGCTGATGTCTGCCTTCGTGTCACCGATGGAGGACCGCACCTGAACTATCTTAATCATGGACTGCCACTGACGCGGCAGCGCGGCAAAGATGGTTTCATTGAGCCACGTCCGCATACCGCAGGATGCCCAGCCGCCGACGTTGGTGTTCTGGCTGTTCATCTGGTGGGTAGCGTTCATAATGCCCAGCATGGTAAAGACGACACCGGCGAAATCGTCGCTGTCCTTCTTCTTGAAGTGGTTGAAGCCCGCGACCTGCATGATGATAGAGGTGTCGGCAAATACCGTGGTCGTCGGAACAATCTTGATCTTGTCACCGACTGCAAAGTAATCCTTCGCCTTCCCCGTTTCCATAATGCCGTAGAACTCCGCCAGCGTGTAGCCGCTGTTGTCGTTCGCGTCGTCGCTGTACAGGTAGTCGAAGTTGGTTGCTACGGTGTCCGGCAGCGTGGGCGTAATGAACACTGCGTGAACGTCAATGTCGCTGGTGACATCGTTCGTCAGCGCATCCCAGCCCATCCAGATAGAGCCGGTGGAGGACGTCAGCTCACCGCCACGGAAGGACACGCCGTCATGCGCCGCCACGGTGTCGGTCTGCAAAAGCTGGGTGCCATTGTACCACCGAACGGTGTAATACCGCGTTGCCTCGGAATACTGTGCCGTAACAACAAGGTCTTCGAGGATGTAGGTAAGCTGTTGATCCCAGCCGATGAAGGTAAACACCTTATCGACAGTGGAAGGCTTGACGGGCGTGTCGATCAGACCGGCAGTGACGGGGTTTTTTGCTGCGCCGTACTTGCGGACGGTCTGGGTGTTCAGGACCGTGCCATCGTAGTTCTTGAACGTGACGGTGCAGGAGCTGACCATCTGATCGTAGGTCACGGACAGATTGAGGAACCGCGCCATGATGGTAGTCAACTCGGCCTGCGACACGACCGCGATATGCGCCGCGCCCTTGAGGACGAATTCCGTAGCGGGGTTGCCCATCTCGTCCAGACCGGCGAGGTCTTTCAGACGAAGCAGCACGTCGGCGTCGTTCATCGACCAGTCCACGTCCGGCAGGCGGCCACGACTGAGGCTTGCCGCCGCACTCACAAGCGCGTAGGTGTCGATTGCTGCGGCGTCCTCGACCCAGACCGTGCGGAGGTTGGAGCCATCCATAGCAAACGCGGTTAGGTGCGAAAGCTGCCGGGCAATCAGGCTGTTCAGCGGGCAGAGCTTGGCCGTCTCGACAGGAGCACCCAGCGCGAAGGTCACGCCGGTGATTCCGCTGCCGGTCAGCAGAAGCGTTTTCAGGGAGGTGAGGGCGGACAGGTCAAGCGCCTGCTTCAGCTCCGGCGTACCGCGCAGGTCGAGGTATTCGAGCAGCGTGTTTGCACCGACGCTGATAGACGTCAGGTTCTTGTTCGTGTAGCCGTCTACCTCCGCGCCTGCGGTGAAGCTGCGCAGACGGCGTGCGCCCTGAAGGTCGATGAACTGGCAGTACAGACCGGCAATGGAACTGATCTCAACCACGTTGGAAGCAAGGTAGACATAGATTTCCGTGTCGCTCAACGCTTCCTGAACGGGGCAGATGATCTCATACGCCGTGCCTCTTTTCGCGCGCTTACGGACGCTGTAGGAGCCGTACTTGACGATGATATAGCAGTCGGCATACGGGGTGATAGAGAAGTTGCCGGTCGGCGTGATACCCGCCCACTCGTTCGGGGTATTGCCTCTGAACTGAATTTTATCGTTCACGGCCACAGAGCCGTAATACTTGGAGGACATATAGCCCTCTTGGTATGTCTCGAACTGGGTACGCTGGTCGGTCTTGTTGCCCTGCATCATGTCAATGTACGCGGTGTTGCCGTTGTTGATATAGGGCATGAAGTATTTGCCCCACATATCTTCGGCCACCAACGCTTCCGGGCGCGCCGCCTGATGCGCGGCAAATTTGGCAAGGATGCGTTCGGCGCTCCACGCACCCGCCGCCTCTCGGTCCTTGAACATGGCTTCCAGCTCTGCGCCAAGGCAGTCACGGACATTGCACCAGAGCACAGAGGACGAGGCGTTGAATACAGGCTTGGTGCCCACGCTGTCGGTGTCTTCAAGGCCGTAGCTGAAGGTCAGACCGCCTTCGTTGTCGTTGCCGTCTGCGGTGTCGTTATCGTAGTCCTTGCAGACGTTCCAGCGGTAGTCCTGCACGTCAGGATCGTACTCATAGGAGATGAAAACGTTCTTGGCACGGTTGTCGATCATGCAGTGGCGCTCGGTGAACAGGTAGTGGTAAAGCAGGCTGTCCACGGTGAAGTAGTTGCCGACCTCGGCCTTGAACTTCGCCGCGCGGTACTCCTTCGTGTCGTTCGTGTAGGTCGTCCCGTCGTAGGTCACGGGCGCGCTAAGCGCGTTACCGGTCGGAGCGGTGGTATCGGTGGAAACCACCCACGACAGCATGGTCTGGAATGCTGCCTTCATCTCTGCGGTGGGTTTTTTGGGATAGCGGAACTCAAAGGCACCGTTGCCGTCCCACGTCTCGGCGGTGAGGTCAGCAGACTTGAACAGGCACTGGCTGGCAATGTTGTTGGAAATCTCGACGCAGCACTGAAGCGGACGTTCGCCGGTCTGACCGAACACTGCAAAGTTCTTTTTGCTGTTGTTCATGTCGCCGTTGCCATACAGGATCGTAGCGCCTGCGCCGACAGACCGTGCGCCGACGCTCACGGCGTTTGTGCCGGTGTTGGTGAAGAATACGGCGCAGGGGTAGCCCTTGACGGTATCACGGACGCGGGCGTCAGCACGGCGGCCTTCGGACAGGAAGGGCTGGAAGTTGTTGTAGTCATCAGCCAGAACAGTGTTGTTCGCATTCTCGCTGGACGCCACATTCAGCTTGATATTGAAATACGACACGGGAATGTCGTTTTCCGTCATGGCGAACGTCTCGATGCGCTCACCTGCGCCATTCTCCCAAATGGCCTTGCTGAAATCGAGGTCGAGGTTGAGGGCAGCTTCGCCGTATGCGGCGGAGGACGTACCCTGACCCTTCATAATGACGCCGGTCGCGTGGAAATTGTAGGTGCTTCCGCCGTCCGTATAGACGAGATCGACTGTGCAGACCACTTCGTCGGACTTGCCAACGGTCATACGGTCGGCACCGATCTTGAGAATACGCAGCGTCGGGTTTGCTGCTGCCAGCTCATTGACATTGATGCTGCCGTCCGTGTTGAAAATGTGGTTGCGGAGGTAACGGGCAACCATTTCTGTGGTGTTGCCGCAGTCCGCAACAAAGTTGTCGAGGATTTCATACCGCGTGAGACTGTGGCTGTACATCTTCAGGCGGTAAATCCAGATGTCACAGTCGTCAGAGCCGATCTTCGCATTCTGCGGATCGGACTGCATCCAGTTATCATTTGCGGTGTATGCAAACGCTCTGGACGGTACGCCCTCAAGCCAGACCGTGGCCAGCTTGTTTTCGTTGCTGGCCTCAATGTTGACGTCCAGCTCGATTTTGCGGTCCTCGCAGTACGGGATTTCGACGTTGGTCAACTCGGAGCTGAAAACCGCCTGCTGCGCCTGAAGTTTCAGGCCAATGCCACCAGATACGCAGGTCAGGAACTCAGCGTCATAGTCGCGGACGTTGGTAGCCTTGAACACGACCTTGATTTCCTTGCCGGAGGTCGCGGCGTTGTCGCTGAACAGGCTGCGGTCAAGCTGAACGTAGGTGCCGCGCTTAACCACAAAGCCGGTGACGCCTTCCGTGTCGATCTGAAATCCGCCGTTGATCCAATCAAAATTGGAGCTGAAGGTCAGCGGATGATTCGTGCCGTCGCCGTCCTTGTAGCCGAACTGCTTTGCGGTCGTCTCGCTGTTGCTGTGTCCGGTGGGATCGAGGTCAACGGCAAGGCCGGTCGTGACAGGGTTGATGTCATAGCCGAGAGAGGTACAGGTGACGGTGATCGGCGCAACGACACTCTCGCCGGTGCGGATGGAGAGGTTGATCGTGCCGACCGTAGTAGCACGGTACGCCCACGTCTGAATGGTGCGGTCAACGGTCAGCGTGGACAGGGTGTTGTAGCCTTCCAGCAGGCGGACAGTCGCCGTAGTGCTGGTGGGGTCATACACCATGTAATTGATGCTTCCGGTCCCGAACTGCTGGATTTCGATTGCGCTCTGATACACTGCGATAACCGGCGTATTGTTGCCCGCCTTCGTCCAGATGCCGACATGGCGCAGGTGCGTAGTCGTGACGACCTCGCCGCCTGCCGTGACCTCAAGCCACGCCTCGACGGTGTGCGCGCCGTGTGTCAGCTCAAGCGCTGTGGGGTCAATCGTCGCGGTGACGGAGCGCCCCGTAGTGGCGACCTCACGGGTGAAAACCTCCGTGCCGTCTACGGTCATGTGAATGGTCTTTGTGCCCTCTCCGGTGGGCGTGAGGCGCACGGTAAACACGCTGGACCCGTGGAAAGCGAGGGTGCCGAGATTCCATGCCAGATCGTAGGTGGACACGGTGACGGTCCATGTGAAGGACTTGTTATTGCCGTAGGCGTCCTCAATGGTGAGCTTGATCGTGTTTGCGCTTGCGGGGGTGAGATACTTCGTGGCGTCGAAGGTGCAATCGCCCTGCGACACCGCCTGTGTAGCTACCTTCGTCCCGTTGATGCGCCACGTTGCCGAGCCGTCGCCCGTGGGCTGCTCGTCGGAAGTATCGGTGGACGTCCAGTTGAATTTGATCTCGACGGTCGCGCCGTTCATCACGGAGAATGCCCGCGAGGTCAGCTTATTGACGATACGGATTAGGGAACCGACGTCCCCGCCGCCACCTCCGCCGCCACCGGAGAACGGCCCCAGAGGGCCGACAACGACCTCGTCGTCGGCGGTCATATACAGATAGCCGTCCTCAACGTAGGCGTCGTCAACCTTGCCCTTTACGGTGGTCTTCAGGTTGTTGAAATCTTTGGCGAATTCATTGACGGATGCGACGGCCTCCGTCGCGTCCAAAAGCGCCTGCTCAGAGCGTGCGGCGGATTCCTGCGCGGAGTTAGCGGACTGCGCCGCCGCCTGTGCGTTGGCTGCTGCCTGCGTCGCCTTCGTTTTGGCGTCCTGCGCCTTGGATTCAGCAGCTTCAGCGGCTTTCAGGGCCTCGTCAGATACACCGGTTGCGAGCTGGGCGGCGGCTTTTGCGGCCTCCGCTGCCGCAGCAGCGCGGTCTGCGTCGCCCTGCACGGCCTCCTTGAAGGTGCCGAATTTCATGTTATAGGTTTCGCCTTCGGACGAGACAAGCAGGAGATCGTCGTCCTGTGCTTCCTCAAGCGTCGCAAAATCAGCGATTCTTTTGTCAGCCATGTTCTTCCTCCTTATGGTTAAGTTCCGGTGCCGCCGCTGTCAAGCGCGTTCAGCCGGTTATAGATGTCGACCAAAGCGGCCTCAATATTGGACACCTTTGTCTGAAGCGTCGAGATCGCGGTATCGTGCGCCGCAATGGTGCCTTCGGCGGTGGTCAGGCGCGTTTGCAGGTCGGTAACGGTGCCCTGCACCTCCGAAAGTGCTGTCGTATGCCCGCCCACGGTGGATTGTAGCGCGTCGATGTCGTCCTCGGCGTTCTGCACACGTTCTGCAAGCTGCGAGATGTCCGACGCGTGGTTGGAAATCGCTGTGTTCAGCGCGGAGATGGATTGCGTATGCCCCGAAACGGTGGTTTCCAGCGCGGAGACGCGCTGTGCAAGAGCACCGGGGGAAGAATCCTCAATGCTCTTGATGCGCTTAGATAGGCCGTCCTCAGCGCCTTTGGCACGGGTTTCCTCGTTGCCTATGCGTTCACTGAGAGCAACTTCCACGCCCTGCGCGCGCTCAATCTCAGCCGCCAGCGCGGTATCATCGACCTTGCCCGCCAGCTCCTTTGCGGCGTTCTGGATCGCACCGTTCAGTTCCTCCGTGGTCTGTTTCAGGTGCTGCACCTCAGACAGATACGGGTATTCCTCACTGAGTTCTTCACTGTTCGGGGCCTCGATGTCCGCCCGAAAATTGTGGTCAAGGGTGAGCTTGACGTTGAACATGACGCTGTGGACAAGCTCACCGATTTTTACTTGGTCGCCCAGCTCCGTAGCCGGGTCGTACAGCGATTTTGTCGCCGTAAAGGGTAAATACACCAGCCCATTAAAAGCCGCGTACAGGTCGTTGCAAATGCCCTGTGTGGCGTATGGGTTACTGTCGATGGTGAGCATCGTTCCGTTGTCGTTTCCCGCCGTGTAGCTCTCCCCGCTGTCACTGTTGAGTGTCACGCCGGTCACAGTGATCTGTGTGCCGGTCGTGATCTCGCCGCAGACGACGGGGATGTTGATAACGCCCGCCTGCAAGGAAACCTTTTTCGCCATATTGGCGTCGGTGTCCCACACAAGGTAGTAGCCCTCCGGTGTGACAATTTTGTTTCCCTTCTCGTCGGTGATGAAGTAGGACCGCTGCACGTTGTCGCTGCTGCCGGGCAGCACACCGGACGGGACAGGGAGCACGGCGTTAAAGACGGTCTGCTCCTTGTAGGCCAGACGCACCGGCTGATTGCCTGCGCCGTTGGCAAGCGTGATCTTGTTGTAGTCCTCGTCGATGACGTGGAATGTCTCGTCGGGGGCAGTCGTGAGCGGGACCAGCCGCAGAAGGTTTTCTTCCGTGATGATCCAGTTTCCGCCGTGGCAAGCCCCGATATACCCCAGCACCTGCGACATGGTTTTTCCGCTGGGATACGGCACAACGTAATCAGCGCCGGTCTTGATCCGCGTTCGCAGATCAATTCCGACGCCGATTCGGTATGCGATTTCCTCTACGACGGACTTCATGCTTTTCGGCCAGTTGGCAGCGGTGTCGCTGCCGTCCAGATAATTCTGGTTGGTCTTGAGCATGGCGTCATAGCAGTCGATGGTCACAAGCCCCGCAAAGCTGGTGTCGCGCTGGTCGATATAGAATGTGCCGAACTCCTTCCACTCGGTGGCGGTTTTGTCGTTCGTCAGACGGCCCATAATGACAACGGGGCTTTTCGCGGTGATGATGTCGTCCGTGAGGATCGACAGATTCAGTGTAGCCGATATGCAGTTGCCCACGGACAGCGGGGACGGCATAAGGGAACGGTCGATGCGCGGCGCGGAAATAACGGTGTAATCCTTGTTATTGATCCGCGCCTTTGCATCAAACCGAAAACGTCCGCGTGCCGCGAGCTTCGTCCAGCGCTTAGTACAAATACGCATAGGCTCACCTCTCCGTCATGTTGAAGGTACAGCCTTCATAATAGGTACGGTTGTCGCCCTTGTCGTAGCGCTGTGTACCGTAGGTGAGCGTGGACGTGTAATAGGTCTTTGTCATAATGCGGTTGGTTTTTGGGTCGAGGAAGGTAATGTCGGTGTATTCGCCGTCAACGTCTGCCGCGAGTGACCGCATAATCAACTCAGGCATACGGTTGAACTTGACTGTCCACTTATCCTTCTGCGCGATCCTTGCGCGGTACATCAGCCCGTCAAGGAGGTTGCGCCCGCTGCCGTCCGCGTCGATGTCATTTCTAACCGGGGCAAGGCCGTCTTCGGCCAGCCACGCGGTATAGTCGTGATTTCCGATTTTCAGGATTGGTTTTATGGTGCGCACCTCCTTATTCGAGCGGGGATTTTCCGGTTGCCCGCGTTCTGCGGTTGATCTCTCGGATCGTGCTTTCCGCGATTGCGGTCTTGTCGAAGTTGACCGTCGTACCGCTGTAGTTCTGGATGGCCGTCACAATGGCTGCGGTCGCATTGGTCACGACCTGCGTAACAACGCTTGCGAGCGCGTCATTGGACGTTTCAATGGTCGTGCCGATGTCAGCACCGCCGCCGCTTGCTGCGGCTGCTGCGGCCTTGTAGGGCACGACACCGCCAGCCACAGCGGGAACGGCGAACGTGATGTTATCCGCAATGGCCTGAAGCCGGTCAAGCAGGCTTGTGAAGCTGCCGCTGATCTTGTCCGAGAACGAGGACAGCGCACCGTCCACCTCAGACGTGGGGACGATGTTTCCGACCTTATAATCACCGGCGTTGAATTCATCCGCGATTGCGTCAGCGACGCCGGACACGGATTTCAGGATGGACGGCTGCGAAGCCTCCACACCTTCACCGACGCCGTAGCCGATATTCAGGCCGATTTCGTCACGGAACAGCCGCGACGGGGAGTGAATACCCAGCGCGGATTTTGCAGCGCTGAGAAGGCTGCTTGCGAGGCTGGAAACCTTGTTCTTCAGCCAGCTCCAACCGGAGCTGATACCGTTGGCAATACCGTTACAGATATTGCTGCCGACGCCGGACCAGCCCTGATTCTGAATCGCATTTTTGATGCCGCTCCATGTGCTGGATGCGGTAGATTTGATGCTGCTCCAAGTGCTGGACAGGGAGGATTTGATATTGCTCCATGTGGACGATGCAGTAGATTTCATACTGTTCCACGCGCTGGAAGCCGTAGTCTTCATGCTGTTCCAAGTGGACGACGCGGTAGACTTAATATTGCTCCAAGTGCTGGACAGTGTAGCTTTTACACCGTTCCAAACGGTGGAGGTGTTCGCCTTGATGTTGTTCCAGCCGTTGCTGACAGTAGTTTTCAGGTTTGTCCAAGTGGACGATGCTGTGGTCTTGATGCTCGTCCAAGCCGAAGACAGCCCGCTCTTGATACCGTTCCACGCGCTTGTGGTGCCAGATTTGATGGCGCTCCAAGCATTCGAGATACCGGTTTTGACGGTATTGCAGGCAGACGACACACCGGATTTGATGCCGTTCCATGCACTGCTGATAACGCCCTTGATTCCGGCCCATGCCGTGGTAGCGGTGGACTTGATACTGCTCCATGCGTTACTGAAGAAGGTCTTCAACTTTTCGATTACGCCTGAGAAGAAGTCCGTGATCTTGTGCCAAGCATTAGAAATGCCCTGCTTTAGTCCGTCGATAAGGAATGTACCGATTTCTGCGAATACAGTAGACGGAGAGTGGATGCCGAAAAGGTTCTTTACCCAGTTCACAACAGGGTCTACGAGGTTTTCTTTCAGCCACGAACCCGCGTCGCGCATTGCGTCTCCGATTCCACGAAAGAAACCGGCGATAGAATCGAGGCCGATTGCCTCAAACAAACTTGCAAGCAGGTCGGATATTCCGCCAATGGCACCCACAATAATGCTGGGAATCTGAACAATAATGCTGATAAGAGCGGTCGCAAGGGATTCCAGCAGGCCGAGCCAGTCAATGTTTTCGATTACCGCGCCCAGTGCCTCCCCCAGACTGCCAATCAGGTTTTGCACCATTTCGCCCCAGTCATGATCTGAAAACAGAGACGTAATGAGATCGAGAACGCCGGTTATGGCTCCACTGACAAACTTGCCAAGCAATTCACCGAAGCCGTCCCAGTCAATGTCGGTGGTAAGACTTTCGAGACAAGCCCAGATTTCGTCTGCAAGGCCGGTCCAATCGACCTGATCCACAAAGCCGACAAGCAGATTGAGCGCTCCGATAAGCAGGCCACCAAGCAATCTTGTCAGGTCAGAGAAAATCCCGCTCCAATCAATTCCGTTGAGAAAATCAGCGATTTTTCTTCCGAGCATTGCCCAGTCGAAGTTCTCGACAGCAGCGACCATACTTTGAAGCGCCGTTCTGATTTGCGTACTGAGCGCTTCGGCAAGTGCCGAAAAATCAATGTCCGAAATGAAATTGCTGATGTTTTTTGCGAGACTTCCCGCAATACCGATCCAGTCGGCGGCGTTCACGGTCCCGTACATGAAATCCGTGATGGCCTTGCTCACTGCTGCGCCGTCAAGCGTGCCGAAAAAGCCGTCAAGCGATTTCAGGATGATTGCCCATTTCCCGGTCAGGATCACACCGAGATTTCCCCAGTCCACACCGGTAATAATGTGGTTTAGGAGTTCTGCAAAGCGCGACGCAAGGTTTTTCCAGTCGAAGTTCTGGATGAACGTCGCAAGGAAAGTCAACGCGCCGTTCAAATAATACCCGATCTTATCGCCGACGCCCGCCCAGTCTACGGTATCAACCATTTCGTTGAGCTTTGCCGCCAGAGTGTTTGCGGCTGCGGCCCAGTCACCGGCCTTGATCTGCTCGACTATAAGTTTTGCCCAGTCGGGCAGCGTTACATCGGGCAGACTTCCGAGATCACCGGCACCGCCTCCACCCCCGCCGCCGTCAGAGCTGTTGTCGCTGAGAATGTTCAGTTCATCGAACGCGGCCAGCTGCCGTTTGAGCTTATCGGTAGCTTTGGATGCCGCCCCGCCTGCGCTGCTGATTTCTTTGGATGCAGTTTTTCCATAGATGCCAAAGAGTTTGAGAAACGCGGTCACATAGGCGACAGCTTGTGCGACAAGGTTGATAATGCGTGTAATGATCGGCCCCAGCAAGTTTCCTATGCCCGACCAACAGGCGGACAGCGTATTGGAAAGCTGCTGATTTTCGGCCATATAGGCGCTGACCGCTTTCCGCAGCAGCGCCCAGACGCCGCGCGCGCCAAGCAAGCTGAGTGCAAATTTCTTCGCGCCGGAAATCAGCCCGCCAAACTGGCTGTTCATCTTCTTGCTGTGGAACAGCATTTTTGCCATGCCGGATGCGGCGGCCTTGATACCGGACACAAGCGCCCCGGCAGCCGACTTTGCCGCTCTGCCGATGAAAGACGCGACATTTCGTGCGCTACTGGCGAGGCGGCTCATAAGGCTTTCCGACTGTTGTGTACCGGCGCGCATTTCATCCAGACGGGCCGCTGCTGCGGACAGTGTAGATTCCATCTGCGCGTATTGCGTCGTGTCCACGCCCGCCTGAAATGCGGTGCCGGAGGCCTCCATTTTTGCCTTTGCGGCTTCGAGCCGGTCATATTTCTGTGCGGTCAAATCAAGGTCGTATTGCAGGTTTTTCCACTGGGCGGAATTTTCACTCACGCCAAGAGCCTGCATTTTCTCCTGCTTGTTGAGAAGGGATTCGAGTTTCTGACCGGCTTTTTCAGTCTCCGCACAGAGTTCTGCGTATTCCTGCGTCGGAAATTGCGTCTGACCGACTGCATCCAGCCGTTCCTGAAGCTCCGCGATCTTGCTTTCCAGCGTGCTTGCCTTGCCCTCAAAGGAGGTCATAGCGCTCTCGCTGCCGGACATAGCTTTCTGGAAGGTCGGTTCCAGCTTCTGCACGCTGCTGTTCACGGCGTCGATCTCACGCTGCAAACCAGATGCCTTTTCCGTCACACCACCGATGTTCACCTGCGGTGTAGCTGTTTCCGGCGCAGGCGTGCCGCTGCCGTTGGTATTCTGTAATTCTTCGAGGGAGGCTTGCAGCTCCTGTACTTTTGCCTCAAGCGCTGCAACCTTATCCTCTGCGCCACCTGTATTGATTTCAGGTGTCAGCGGCTTGCTGAAAAGTTCTTTCAGCGTCTGTCCCAGATTCTTGACCTCCGTGGACAGCGCCTTGATAGCCGCAAGCAATTCAGCGCTTCCGGCCTTAAATCCGTCCGAATTTATCTCGGTATCAATGATGATAGAGCCGTCAGCCTGATCTGCCATTTAACCACCTTCTTTCTTAGCCGAGTAGCGCGTCGATCCTATCCTTTTCTGCCTGTTCTTCTTCAGTCAGCTTCGTGCGTAGGGCGCAAATAGCGCGGTTGGAATTCCAGTATTCACGCTCCCACTTTTCCAGCTTTTTGCCCTTTGCACGCTTCAGACGCAGGTTGAGCACCTGTGCAAAAACGCCGTCTGAAATCTCCATGTAATAGCCCATAAAGGTCCACCAGTGAACATACCGGGCGGTACGGACCTCAAAACCGGCAACCTTATTGACCGCTGGAAACATGATGCTCTCGTCCTGTTCCCAGTCCATGACGCGCGGAGGCGGCTTTCCGCCCGTGTCCTCCGGCTTGTCATTGTGGTCAATAAAAGCGAGAGCGGCCTTGAAGGCCGCCTCGTAGTCGTCTTTTGGAATTGCGTCGAAGTCCTTGAACAAAATGAACAGGCAGATATAAGCCTTTTCTTTGTCTTCGAGGTCGGGATCACCGAACGCGATCACGATTTTCAGAACATCCCGAAAATCGCTGCGAATGCGGTAGAACTTACCGTTTACCTCAAGACTTCGCGGCAGTGTTCCGATCATTTTTTACCGCCCTTGTGCTTGCCAGTACGGTAGCCGTGGGTGTACCGCTCAACACGGGAGTTGACTTTCTTCACCTCGCGGTCGAACTGGCGGGAGATATAAGCACCGACCGCAGACAGCGCGTTTTCGCAGTAGAAATGACCGTTGATGGGGGAAAACGGGTGCATCTTACCGAAGAACGCCTCCGACATATTGCCGCCAAAGAGCTTGTCACAGGCAGTGTACAGGCGTTTTTCAGCCTCACGCAGTGCCGCGAATTCGGCTTCGTTCCGTTCGTCCACAGTGCCGTCCGGCTTGATGTTGACGCTTTCCAGCGGCTCGACGATTTTGTCAAACTCTGCGGCGACGCTGTTGAAGCGATCCACAATGCCGATGTCGGTCGGTCGGAAGGAGAATTCCCCGATCTGTTCCCCGTGCTTATTTCGGATAGGCACCTTTACGCTGCCATCGTCGATGATGATTTCATTGAAATTCTGCTGTACCAGTTTGTCAGCCATTTTAATTGCCTCCTGAATTCAAAATGTTGCCGCCCTGCGTATTAGGCGCAGGGCGGCGGGGGTGGATGATTAGCCCGCAGCGTTGGTGTCTGCGGTGAAGGTCTTCGTGGTGAGGTCGAAGGTGCCCTTGACGCGGTTGCCCGCGTTGTACACGGTAAAGGGAATCTGCACGCCGGAGGTGTCACCGCCGACAGATTCGGGAACGACCCACACGTCTTCACGGTAGGCCCATGCCACGGTGCCGTCACTGTTAAGCAGCACGTCAACCTTCGTGGTCATGCAGTCGTCGCCGGTCAGGCGCTCATTGGCGATCTTTGCGAGACGTTCAAACAGCGGGTCGCCGCTGTAGGCATAGAAGGGGTCAACCTCAGACTGCACCTCGTAGCCATTGTGAACGACATTCTGTTCGCCCAGAATGTTTTTGTTGACCTCAACGTCGGGGTTCAGCTCCTCGTTATACTCCTCAAGGTCCTTGCCGAGACGGGTATAATTCGGGGTGTAGGTTTCCTCGCCCTGCGTCTTGACGCCGAACTTGGCGTCGAGGAAATGGGCAAGATACTTGCGTTCGATTTTCGGCATAATTTCAGCTCCTCAAATATCAAATTCGTTGTTGTAGTCCAGCCGCAGGGCAATGAGCCAATCTTCAACGCCGTCCTGATAGGCGGAGTTGAGGTAGGCAGGGCTTGTGCGGCTGATTTTCTTGATGACGCGGTTGCCAGCCAGCAGCGCGGGGTATGCGCTGAGCTGGTGGCTCTTGCCGTTCAGCGTGACCGGCTGCCGCTCAAGCCACTTGCCCAGCGCATCAAGGAATTCTTTGATGCGGATGCGCTGAGTTTCGGATTTCGGAGCGGCGCGGTAGACCACATTGAACGGGTATTGGCAGACCTGCGTGACGTGACCGGTGACGTCCTCTGTGCTGTTCTGCAAAGCCGCACCGGAAATCGGAAAGAATCCGATCCCCGAAGCGTCCGAGAGCGTGGAGAACAGGATGGATTTTTTGCCGGTGGTCAGACCGGGGAACTTGTTCAGCAGGTCAAGAAGAATTTTGCTGACGGCCTCAGAGCCGTCAATGTCGATGACCGTTTTCGACGGCATGGTTATTTACCTCCGATTTTCTCCTTCACGCCGTCGATCCAGAATTGCTTGTTCTGCCGTTTGGCGTGTTCAAACCATTGCGGAACGGCCTGCGGGTTGGAGTATTTCAGCGGCCTGTCGGTGGCAACGAGCTTTGCGCCCTTGCGGAAACGCAGGATGTATTCACCGGGGCCTGTAGGGATTTTGCGGGGGCCTTTGCCGGTTACGGAATCCACCATAACTTTACCGCCGTACTGGTAGCGCGCATACGGCCCGGGGAAGACGACCTTTTTCCCGTCGTCCTCCGTGTGGGAACGCTGCTGCAAGCTGCCGGTCAACAGCGGCATACAGGCTTTGCAGTCCTCAAGCACGCGGTCGCCCAGCCACTGCTGCGCCTCGCGCATACGCTGATCCAGCGCGCGCAGGTCAACAGTGACGTGTACGCCGCCGTCAGAGTAGGAGATTTTCGGAAAATCGGACATTACCGCCCTCCAATCTCGAAGTGAGGGAGAAGGCCGTAAAAGCCCGCAGAGCTTATCAGGTAGATACCGTCGCGCTCTGCGTTCAGGGCGTGATACAGCCCCTCGTCGTAGTCGTCGTCGGTCAGCGGCTCGGTGTCAGGCCATGCACCGGCAAAAATGAAATCGCACTCCGGGGCAAAGGTGATGTGCTGCGCTGGATTGTCGCAGCGGGCATACTCCTTCGGTCCCGTGTAGCTTTTCATCCCCGCGCCTGTGGGAACGCGCTTGTCCGCCGTGCAATGGATGATGATGTCCACGGCGTCAGCGTTGTTGCCTCCCGCAGTTGTCGCGCTGTTGGCTTTTGTGGTCAGCAGGTCAGCGCCGGAAATGACGGACGGAAACCAGCGCCCGGTTGCGGCGTGGTAATTAAAGACCGTTATTGTGTCGCGGTACACGCCCAACACCTCCCGCATACAGCAGATTGACGCCGTTTGCATCCGGGATATTTGCCAGATACTGCGCGGCAATGCTGCCGATCAAATTTGTTTGTGCCTCTGCGCTTGTCGCGGCGGCAGCATAAACGGAGCTGTTCGCGCTGCCCGCCGAATAGGAAATGGATTCCCGTCCGGACGAGATAGACGCGACAGCCCCGTGATAGCTTCCGTCCTCCGCTTTCTGCGCGGAAGATGCCCTCCGCTGGACGTCGATCCAGTAGAGGGCTTCGGCAATGGCACAAACAGCCTTCTTGACCTTGGCGGCGTGGGCTTCCACGGTCGGGAACGCGAACGTGAGCCGTCCGAAGGTGATCGCGTCCAACTCGTCGCTGGCGCGTTCAAGCCACTTCGGGGCGGTTTCCTCGGTCAGCGTGTCACCGAAGTAGCCGGAGCCGTAAAACGTAAAGTCTGCGTATGCCATATCAACGCCTCCTTAGTCTTCCTGCACCTCGGTGGGGGCGTCCGTTTCGGCCTCGGCAGGCTTCTTCCGGCGCTTGCCCTCCGCCTTTGCGGGCGCGGGTGCGACAGCAGGGGCGATTTCTACGGCTTCGTAGATGGCCGACCTCTGCATCAGCTCAATGCTGGTTTCGTCGGTGGCGGCTACGACGTTGCCCGATTTCAGGTTGCGAAACAGCATAGCGTCCTCCTTACATCAGGCCATGGTGTAGTAGGTGGTGCCGGACGCGAACTCCGTGATGGAGACGGCAGTGTACACGCCGTTGGCCTCGGTGTAATACTGAGTACCGGCAGCGTAAGCGGTCGCCTTGGTGAACACGCCGGGCTTGAAGATCAGGTCAGGCATGACAACGGTGGTGCCGTAGTGGTAGAACAGCTCGACGCCGTAGGCATTGGAGAGAGGAATCTTCTCAGCGGTGTACTGATCGGCCATGATGGGCTGAGCGACAGCGCCCTCGACCATGAGCAGGTAGTTGCAGCCAGCGGGAAGGTGGACGCAGCTGTACGCGCGGACGCCGTGCCACACAAGGAACTCCTCGGCGGCAGTGTTCACATTCGCGTTGTTGGTCTGCTTGTCGAGGTCGTTACGGATCATGCCGTAATACTTCGGGGACAGAACGAGGTGCATCATAGAGCGAGGCACGCCGTCCACGAAGTCATTCTGGGTGGTTTCGCACTCCTGAATGATGGCTTCCAGCTCGTCAGAGATGGTCTTGTAGGCGGACAGGTTCAGCACAGTGGCCTTACCGGCAGCAGCGGCGAAGAACGCATTGTCCAGTTCGGCAGCCATGCGCAGGATGTGGTTTGCGGAACGACGGTCCAGAACGCCGTCAACGCCGTACAGGCGGACGTCCTTCTGTTCCAGTTCCTCGACGATCTCGCGGTCGGTGTCGATGGCAACGGTGACGGGCTTTGCCTTCACGGCGTCGCCCTTGCCTGCGGTACGCGCGGTGCCATAGTTCTTGGGGGTGGCGTTGACGAAGCGCTTGGCTTCGACGGTGCCAGAAACAGGATCGCCGGACAGGTCCATGTTCTTCATGGAGCCGGAGATCAGCGCCTTCTGGACGCCCTCAATGGTTTTGCCGTACAGCTCGGCAAGATATTCCTTGCCGTCGCTTTCCAGCAGGATGTTCAGTGCGTTAATACGAGGCATAATTCATACTCCTTTGTTTATCAGAAAATTTTGGGCGGGGTGTACTTCTCAGAGCCGGTGCCGGGGTCGCCCGTGGGTCCCGTAAAAGCAGGCGCTTTTTCCTTCTGCTTTGCCGCCTTTTCTGCGGCTTCCTTTTCCTCGGCAGTCTGATACAGACCGGCGTCCTTCTGCTTGGCGGCTTTCATAAAGTCGTCAAAGCCGAAAAATGCGCCGTCCTTCCACGTCAGACCGGCGTCCGGAGACATACACTCGGACACAAGGGCCGTGCGGGCAAAGGGAGAAGTGACGCCGTACTCGTCCAGCTTCTTGGTGATCCAGTCCTTCTGATCGCGCTGCGTGATCTCGCGGGTGAATTTCTTCTCCGCGTCCTCCGCCTGCGTCTTGTAGGTCTGGATTTCCTGCTGAATCTGCTGCGGGTCGATACCCTCAAACTTCTTCAGCGTGGTTTCGGCAGTATCGAGACGGGTTTTCAGGCCGTCGCGCTCTGCCGTGAGGTCTGCAATGGTCTTGTCCTTGGCAGCCTTCGCGGCCTCAACGTCTTTTCCGTTGAGCGCGAACACCTGCTTGACCTGATCTTCATTCAGCCCCAGTGCGGTCAGTTCTTCGGTTTTCATATAACCTCCTGTATAACGGCAATAGCAGATATTTAAGACGTTGCAGCGTCTGGCCGTTTTCGGCATTGTTAGGACCGCCGATAGTCCAATTTTGTACCCCTGCCGGAGTTGCACCGGCGATACTGGAAGGGGCATAGAAAAGCAGAGCCTCACAGCGCCGGAATGGTGCTGTAAAACTCTGCTTTGCGATTATTCACTTGCTGCGGGCGGCGGCAATGGATTTCCGCGCGTCCTCCCGCGTCCATTTTGCAATCTGGATGCGGTCAGAGAGGCGCTTCAAGCCGTTGTCCTCGCAGAACTGGTTGTAGTCCAAATTCTGCTTTTCCAGCAGCTTTGCCGTCCGCGTGTACTGCGCTTCGAGTGTAGCTTTCACGCCCGCGTCCTCCGCTGCCTCAATGGCTGTGCGAAGGCCGACCAGCTTTGTTTTCGTGCGCCGGATGCGCGATTCCTTCCCGCGCTGCTTCTGGCTGAGGTCAAAAGCTCTCTTGTTCTCCTCATCGTCGAACTGCGCGTATGGGTTGTGCCGCAGATCGCCGGGGCCGAAGCTGTGGCGGCAGTTCCAGCCGCACAGGCCCTCGCCGGTGCCATACCCTGTGGATTCCACGAAAAGCGGCAGGTCAGGCGTTCGGCCTGTCCGGCTGTAGAACTTGCCCTGCCACCAGAAGTGATTTCCGGGGTTTTGACCGCCGTCGCCGTAGCGTGCGCCGAGGTGCGCTGACACAAGCACAATGTCCCAGTCGCGTTCCTCCATACCCTGAACGGCCATATTGCCGGACGCCTGCGCGACGCCGGTACGAACGGCCCGCAGCACAGCGGTTTCGATGGTGTCAACGTGTCCGGTGGGATAGACGACCTGCGTTTGCGTGTCAACAATGCTGCTGACGGCCTCCTGTACGGCCTGCGTGTACGACGTCGCGCCGGACGCCACCTTGAAATGTGCGGTGTCCAGAGCTTTCAGCAGCCGTTGTTGGCTTGCGTGCGCGGTCGTTCGGGTAAAGTTGTGGACGGTGCCCGCCGTGCGCTGGTAGGTGTCCTCAAGCAGCCGGATCATGCTCTCAGACTGTGCAAGCTCAATGCCCGCAAGCCCGTGTTCAACATAGAAATTGCTGTCGTAGGCAAGGGCTTTGATACCGGCGTCCTCGAAGATGCGCTTGATCTCTGCGTCCGTCGCCTTCGTCCAGCGCTTGATTTCCCGCTGTACGGCGTCCAAATGGCCGCCTGCGGCTTGATAAACCTCAAGCTGCCATTCATCCGAGGCGGTGAGAAAAACGCCCTCACCGCGCCCTAACCGTGCCATAACTCGCCGGATAAGGTCGCTGGTGATCCACACGTTCAACTCGTCGATTTGCGGGTACAAGGTTTCGATGATATCCAGAATCTGCTGAGGGGTCAGCATTTATGCCGCCTCCTATTCTGCGCCGAAAAGCTGGGCTTTCTCAATCTGCGCCGCGTCAGCCTCTGCGGTCATAGCCTTTGCTTCTTCCTCGCTCATGCCCTCGAACTTTACGAAGTACATCCACTTCGGGACCCAGCCCTGCATGACGTAGGCGCGCCACGAGGCTTTGTCCTCCTCATAGTTGTAGGTCACGTCGCCAAAATTGAAATTGACCTCATATTCGCCCAGCGGCGCGAGGTTGTAGAGCGTGACCAGCGCGTCAGCACCTGCCAGCGCCTGTGTGATGGCGTCCTTGAGCGCGTCGCGGTCGGTCTTGATCGTCTGGATGGTGTCGCGGTCGTCGGCCTCGACCTGTGTTGCGGTAATCATGCCGGTCTGGCCGTCCAGTACAAACACACCTTCGGAAAAGCCGCATTTGACACCGGCCATAGACAAGTCGAAGTTGATGTCCTTGATCCGCGCGTCGGTCAACAGCGTCGGCGCGTGCTCATGGATTGCGGAAACCTCGCCGTCAGACAGACCCATACCGAGGCCCTTCACGAAACGCGGCAGCTCGACATTGCGGTTCTGCGCGTTCTGAATGAGCTGCTGCCCGACGAAGGTAATGTGCTTGCTGTCCTCGATCTCCGTATTCTTGCGGCTGACGGCAATGTCGATGGCCTTCAGCTCCGCAATGGCGTTGGCGAACACGGAAAGCCCCAGCGGGGACGACGGGTCAACGGTGTTCGCGCCGGGAACGCGATAGTAGCCAAACAGCGGCGTTTCAAGGTTGGTAATGGTAACTTCGGGGGCCAGATGCGCCCATGCGTCAACCTTGTCAAGCGCCACTTCCTCACCAAGGGTAACTTCGCCCTTCGTGCTGAGCCGGTTTTCAAACGCCTTGTTCGTGATCTTGTAGAGCTTGCCGCCCTCTGCGGTGCTGCCCTCGAAGCGGTGGTATTCGAGCCGTGTGAAATGGCGGCTGCCCTGCGCGGTATGCGCCGCGAAGATCGCACCGACGATTTCGCCGTTGTCGTCCTTTGCCGTAATGCCGAAGTTGCCCGGCAGAATGAAGTCCCATGTTTCGCCGTTCCACTTGAGCATGATGCCGCCCAGCCGCTCAGCCTCCGATACACGGTCAGGCAAGCGCTTGAGCAGGTCGTCGGCCAGTCCCTGCAAATACTCGGCACGGGGCGAGCCGGAAATAGCAATACCGATGTCCAGCGTCACCAGCTTTGCGCGCGTGTCGCTGATGTGTTTTGCCATGTTGATAGTCCCGATTTCATCCTCGGCGTTCAGCCAAGGCGGCTTGCCGGTAGAAATGCGGTCCCAGTTTGTAAGGGCGCTGGACATTTCCGGCGAGGAAATGAGTTCAACGCCAAATGCTTTCGCAATATCGGTCCCGCTATGAATAAAAAGCATTTTGATCCTCCTTAGCAGGCGCGTAAAAAAATTCATTTCGTCACCGCCTTAAACTATCCATTTCAGTTCATTCCGCAGGGCAGTCCGGCAGAAATATCTGAGCTGGTCCATGCTATGGTCGTTTTCCTTGATAACCGCGTCTTCGGCCTTTTCCTCGTCCCATGAATACGTCTCGAACTCCTCGAAGGTGCTCTTGCAGCTCTTATGGAAGTACAGGCACCCGGCATTTAAGAACTTCGTCACGTCCTGAATGCCGTTCAAAACATCGTTGTCGGCCTTTACAACCATGTATTTACCGTATTTTTGTATCGTCTCGATCATGGACGACGCGGACGGGTCAATGATGATGTACTGGATCGGATAGTCCCCGATCAGGTCGCACAGCATCTTGTAATACGCCTCGTTGTCCACACGGTTGTTGCTGCCACCCTTGTAATACAGCTCCTTGACCATAATGGCTTTTTGCTCCGAGGGGCTGTAATCGTACAGGCCAGCGGCAAACGGGTTGACGGTGCCGTAGTCCACGGACACATAGTAGCGGTGCCGTGGATTGAGCGCCGGGACCTTTGGAACGATATGCGCCGAGCGGTCGAACATGGGGTAGACAAGGCCCTCGGCCTTTACCCACAAACCAAGGATATAACGCCGGTAGAAAACGCCGGTGTACATTCCCTCATATCTGGCCTTGATTTCAGGCGCAAGACTCAGGTTGTCGTCCATCGTGAAATGAAGATACAGGATGTTCCGCTCTCGCGCTTTCTTGATCCATTCCACATAGAACCAGTGACCGGGGTTTTCGGGGTTGCAGTTGAACCAGAACTTAGAACCGGCCACGCTGCAACGAGCCATAGCCTGCTCCACGAAAGAGCGAGGCATGAGGGCCACTTCGTCGAACAGCACGCCCGCAAGCGTGATGCCCTGCACCAGTGTGTAGCTTGATTCGTCCTTGCCGCCGAACATATAGTAGCTGTTGGTCACGCCGCCAGACGTGATAATCAGCTTGTTTTCACTGCGGCGTTCAGTGATTGAGAAAATGCCCTCAAGCCACTGCGGCATGAGGGTTATAACGTTGCGGCGCAGCGATTCAATCGTCTTGCCGCATATAGCGAAGTTCTGACCGTTAAAGCGGCTCATGCTCCACAGGATAAAGCCGTCCGTCATGGAAACGGTCTTGCCGGAACGGATAGAGCCGTCACAGATGATGCCATCACAGTCCATGAACTGCGGCTTATTCCACCACGTCAGCGTCAGAAGCTGCCGCTTGCTGAAGTTCTGGTATATCATCCGTGTTCACGTCCTCCTTTGTGGCATTCTGGATAGCTTCAAGCAGATTGTTGTCCTTTGCGCTGCCGCCCAAGCCGGTTTCACCGGTGATGTCCATATAGAGCTGGATCGCATAGGTGTTGCCCGCCTGCGCTGACCGCATAAGAGCGTCGGCCACAAGCATTTTTTGGGTCAACACCTCAGACGGGATGCCCAGCTTTTTCAGGCGGTTCTGCTTGCGCTTATCGGTAATCGGGAGGCCGGAATACAGCTCAAGAAGGTCAGCCATCATTTGCCGCTCACGGCGTTTCTCCTGACTGGCTTTACCACCAGCAGAGCGGATAGCGTGAGCCTCTTCTTCGCTGCGTTCGGTCAGAGGAATGAGGTTCTTGTCTTGTGGTCTGCTCACGCTTCACACCTCCTATCAGTGGTTTTTCCTCCTTCGTCACTTCGCTTTCTGATAGCTGTACTTGTAACCGAATTTCTGCTGATTGGCTTTCAGCCACTTAGAAACGGCGTCGTTGTAGTCCTTGCCGCTGAGCTGGGCGCTGTTGACCGCCTTTACAAAGCCGGAAGCGTTGAAATGCGTGCCCTTCGTAAAGGTGTACACGCCCGCATATCGCGCAGTATCGTCGCCGCGTCCGGTTTTGGTGCTGACGGCCACAATGCCGCGTCGGGTGCCGAGGGCGGTGTTGATAACGTCCTCTTTGCTGAAGGTCGGCCAGCCGTCGCGCGGGTGGTTATGAATGGCAATTTCTTTGCCGTTGCCGGTCAGCCCTGAAATACTGCCCGCGTTGCCGTGGCGGTATTTTGTAGCGAAGCCCTGTTCATCCACGACCACGCCGTGTTCTTCCAGCGCGTCGCCATGTGCGGCCACAAAGGCGCGTACCATGTCCTCATAGACACGGTTGGAGCCGATTTTGACGTTCATACGCGCGGGCAGGTCTGCGGTGGTTTCATCCTTGCCGCTGCCGCCACCAGAGGACGGCCAGCCGCCGCTAAAACCGATACCGCCGCCGCGCCCGCCGTGCTCTACGGGGAAGGTGATCTCCGTCCATGCGCTGATCCGCTGCTCAAGGGTTTTGCCGTCAATCTCAAAATGCAGGGCTTCGTCAAGGCTGTTGAAGGATGCAATGATCTTGCCGGTCGTCAAGCTGTACAGCTCAAGCGGATTGCGGAAAAGCACCACCTTGTCGGTCGCATAAACGCCGTTCAGACGCTTGAATTCATGCTTGAATCTGTCAAGCTGCATATTGTCTCACCTCTTTTTGGGTATAAAAATACCGCCAGCGGAAAGCCGCTGACGGTTGAAGCGTTGTGCTCTTTAGATGTCCGGAACTTCGGATTTCTTTTTACCTTTGGCCTTGTCCTGCTGATAGAAGGACTTCGGAAGTTCCTTGCTCGCATTGGGCGGCGTAATAATACGCCCCTTTGCGGGTTTACTGCCGCCCGTTTTCTTTGCGGGGCCGCTGGTCGTCTTTGCCATGTTCTGATAACCTCCTATTTGTCGCGCTTTTTGACGCATTTTTCGAGTAGTGCGGTCGGCTTCAAGTTGTCGATCCTGACAAGTTTGGTCGCGCCCTTGACCGCCTGATCCATATAGACGTGGATGTCAACATAGCGCCCGGTCTGCGGGTCCATGAAGACTGTGCCGCCCTTTTGCTGTTCGGCCATAAATACATGGCCGGACCTGCCGCCCTTCCATTGGACACGAACGATTGCGCGGGCACCGTCGCCCCAGTTCGCCATTTGATCTGCCATTTTCTGAATGGTGTTCCGGGAAGGAAAGTCAACAGCTTTTGCGCCGTCCATAACTGCAAGCCAGCCGTTTTTGTCGTACATATACGGCAAGCGGTCGGTCCCGTCAAAAATACGGGGCAAAGCCTCAACATCATAGCCGCGCCGCTGCATTTCATAAGCGTAAATGCACCTTTGGCAATTCTGCTGCCACTCGCGGCCCTCTCTGTAATGCGGGTTAGAACCGGCGAGCGCTTCATCAACGGTTTTCTGCTTTCCGCGAGGCCCTAAAAAGCCGGACCTTGAATAGCTGCCACCTCTACCGCCCATTATAGCACATCCTCCTGTGAATTTCCTTCGTCATGTGTAAACTTTTTACTCACGCGGCGCTTCAATCCGTCCTGAAACGTCAAAATCGGAATGATTTTATCGCCGCTGCACTCAGCTGGAATAGAGCCGTAAAACAGAATTTGCGAGGGCTGCAAGCGCTCCAACATTTCCTTGTAGCCAGCGAGGAACAGCGCGCGAGCGGTCGCATTCATTTGCGTACCGACGCTTGATACCGCTACGGCACCGCCCACAGGCTCACCGTCAAAGCACCAGTCAAAACTGCTCTCGTCGCTCCATGAGATCGTCGGAATAACGGTGATTCCGTTGCTCTGCCAATACGCGCCGAGCCAGTGCTTGCGATAGTGATTCCAAATTTGGACGGCCTTCGGGAAATCGGTGTATGTGCTGAAATCCGGTGTAAAAACGCACTTGAACGCTCTCAGCATATCGAGGTATGCGTCCGGATTTGTCCACAGCCGCGTAAATTGGTAGTCGTCAATGAAGAAATGCACGCCCTTGTGCTGCGGGTCCTTGCAGCTTTTCGCGTAGTTAAAGCCGATAAAGCTATCAGCATTGCACGCTTCAGGAACAAGGCGCGGCGTGTCGAATTTACCCGTACCGCGATAAATCATTTTGTTCAGATTTTCATAATTGCGTCCCTGCCGGTAGATCATAGCGCCGCGCCTCCTATCCACAAAGTTAAAGCCCATGACGCCAGAGCGCCACGGGCTTGTTATGGATTTATGGGCATAGCGGCAAGGCCGGAGGCAGAGCCAAAAGCCGCCTCGATCATGCCCACAAATCCATGCAACCATGATACTACAGGCCGTGTCAAATGTTAAGGACATTCGGGACAAACTTATTCGGCCTTCGTGTTTTCGTCGTGCAGAAAGCGATAGCACAGCTTTTTCACACTGTCTTCCGTTGTCCTCATGCCGATTGTTTCCGACACCTGCGCCCATGTCAGGCCGTTGATAAAGCGGTATGTAAAAATCATCCGAAGCAAGCTGTCGGGCAGGTTGGAAATATACCGCTCAAGCCGGTTGCGCTCTGTCAGACAAAGAATCTGCTTTGCCTGAATGGTCATGGCGCAGTCAGAGCGTAGGGCTTTTTTGCGCGTAATAGCGGCTTTCAGGTCTACCAGTTCCGCAACGGTGATTTCCAAGCGCCCGCCATAGGACGGGGCTTTGGGCATACCGTCATAGTTCGGGCCTGATACCGAGGTAGCCTTCATTTCGAGGCGGGCGAGACGGTCTTCGTCCCGCCTGATCTCGTCGTCCAAATCAGCCAGCCGCTGCTGGTCCATTTCGATTTCACGGTTGAGGTGGTAGAGTTGCGATAGTTCTTTGATAGTCATGCTGCGGCCTCCTTAGCCTTCTGAATTCTAACCTTCAGGGCTTCCAACAGGCTATCCTGTGCATTGGCTTTGCCGCCCAGAGATTTAATAACGTCTTCGTCCGTGCCGCCCAGCACCACCAGATGGTGGACTATGACGGGGTACGGCTGCCCCTGCCGGTGCAGGCGCTTATTGGTCTGCTGGTACAGCTCTAAACTGTCGTTCAGGCCGAACCAGATGATGTGATGGCCGCCCTCTTGCAGGTTGAGGCCGTAGCCACAGGACGCGGGCTGCATCAACAGCAGGTCAATATTGCCAGCGTTCCAGTCGTTTTCCTCCGCTTTGCCCTCGTACACTCTCACCCGTAGGCGCGTAGCTTCCAACGCCTGCAACAGCCGGTCGCGGTCGTGCTTGAAGTTGTAGCAGATAATCGCATGCTGCCCGGAAAGCTGCTCCACAGTCTCAAGCAGCGCCTCGATCTTGCAGTCATGCACAGTGATGACGTTCCCGTCCTCGTCGTACACAGCGCCGTTACAGAGCTGTAGGAGCTTGCCGCGCAGAGTGGCGGCAGAGCCAGCCGTGATGACTGTTTCGTCCACCTGAAGCAGCGTGTCCCGCTCCAAGCGGTCGTAAGCCTTCTGCGCTGCGGCGTCCAGCTTGACGGGGATGTCCTCATAGATCAGTTCCGGCAGGTCGAGGTAGTCTTCCGATTTCATGCTGATGCAGATGTCAGAAATGCGCCTGTAGATTTCGTCCGCTGCACCCAGCTTCGGCGCATAGGAGAAGATCGTCGTGCGGCTGCGCTTATCCGGCACAAAGTATGCGTCGCGGTACGATGTGATGGTACGGCCCAGCCGCTGCCCGCAGTCCAGCAGATACACCTGCGCCCACAGGTCCATAAGGCTGCGGGGATTCGGCGTGCCGGTCAGCTCAACAATGCGGTTGATCCGAGAGCGCACCAGCTTCAGCGCCTTGAAGCGCTTTGCCTGATGATTTTTGAAGCTGCTGCTTTCGTCGATGACCACCATATCGAACGGCCAGCTGTGCCCGTAGTAGCCCACCAGCCACTGCACATTCTCGCGGTTGATAAGATAAACGTCCGCCGTTTGGGCCAGTGCTGCGGTACGCTGCCCCACAGAGCCGAGGACGTGTACCAGCCGGAGACAGGAGAGGTGGGACCACTTTGCAGCTTCTTTGTCCCATGTCGATTCAGCTACCTTCTTCGGAGCAATGACAAGCACCTTCCGCACTGCCCAATATTCATACTTCAGCCGCTTGATCGCAGTCAGCGTGATAGCCGTTTTGCCGAGGCCCATGTCCAAGAAAAGCCCCAATGCCGGATCACGAATAATTCGATCAATGCAATACTGCTGATAGTTATGCGGGCAAAAATCCTTCATCCCTCAGTACCTCCCTGCATCGTGCAAGCACGGCTTCGATCTTCTCCGTACTATCGACCGCCGAGAAAACTTCAAAGCCCAACGCACGCAGCAGCCCTTGCACATAAAGCTGCCGCTTGCGTTCCGTTTTCCCCGGCTTCTTCATCTCTACGAAAATCACCTTTGCGCCGGGAAGAAGGATGATCCTGTCAGGGACACCGGAGAAACCGGGGCTTTCAAACTTCAGACACCGGACGCCGTTGCCCAGCTTCTGGACGCCGGTTCTCAGCTTATTTTCGTAATAGGATTCAAGCATTCAATAGTTCCTCCTGTTACAGTTGGGGATAAAATCCTATAATTCCCCGTGCGTATAGGCGCTATGGCGTATAACACCCGTGCGCCCTTTATTACAAGTATTCAATAGGAAAAGTATGTAACATTGTAACACTAAGCCGAAAAGCCTTTGAAATACGGGCTTTTCGGGGTTACAAATGGTGTTACAATAGGGGTTACACCCCAAATTTCTGTAACGGCATAGGTGTTACAGCTTCGACGCCGTTTCCGCTTGTAACACCCCCGTTTGTAACACCTATTTCGTTACCGGCGACGGACACGGGCAAAGCCGCGCTGCTGACCGTATGGGCCAAAACGGAGAGGATTATTGTTCCGCTTCCAGCCGTCCAGCCGCGCCAGAATGGCGTTGATTTCCCGCGTGTCAGCGGGCTTCATTTCCCGGACATTCCCGTTGAACAGCTCACACCAAACTTCCACAGCGGCGATACGGTCACGGTCCACAAGCTCAAGCTCCTGCCCATCCGGCGTCCGTGTAGCTCCGCACCAGTAATCCCGCCGCCTGTCGATGGGCCATTTCGCCCAGTCAACCGGCACCTGCTTTTCAACGAATGCGGCAATAAGACCCTCACGGGCGGACACCTCGCGGTGCTCCTCCTGCTTGATCTTCGCCTCCTGCTCCACGTCACCGGAGAGGTACAGCGATTCGCCAGCCTGCCAGCGGGCCTTTGCCTCCGCCCACAGTTGGTCGATAACATCGTCGGTCAGGTCGCGCCACACGGTTTTGGCGTGTGGCTGCTCGCCCACGTCCACGGGCCAGAAACGCCGGTTGCCGGTCGTGTCCTGAAGAAAGTCCGTCGTATTGGTGGAGCCGAAGAACACGCACTGCCGGGGCAGCTCCGAGACGTGACGGCCATACGCTGCGCGGTAACGGTCGGCACGCAGGGAGAGGAACTGCTTGATGCGAGCGACGTCTGTCTTGCGGAAAGCGTCCAGCTCTGACACCTCCACCAGCCACACGCCCTGAAGCAACTCTGATGCGTCCTTGCCCTCGAAGGTGCGGATGCTGTCGTTGAACCAGCCACGGGACATTTTATCCAGCAGGGTACTTTTTCCGATGCCCTGCGGCCCGGCGAGGATGACCATGTTGTCGTACTTGTAGCCGGGGATCATAGCGCGGGTAACGGCTGCGGTGAAGCTCTTGCGGCACACAGCGCGGTTATAGGCGGTATCCTTCGCGCCCAGATAGTCAATGAACAGCGTGTCCAGCCGGGGCACGCTGTCCCACGTCAGGCGCTCGATGTACTCGCGCACCTCATTGAAGGCGTGCTGTGAGGCATGAATGTCAAGGGCGCTGTCGATGTTGCCGCGTCCGGAAATGCCCCAGAAGCGTTCCATGTACCAGTACAGGCCGTTGCTATCGGTGTCGGACCACAGGCGGCGTTTTCCATCCTTTTTCCACGGCAGCGGCCCCAGCACCTCACCGCGCCCTGCGAACTGATTGAGCGCGAACTTGCCCCGCAGGAGCGGATCGCCGTCAAGGATAATGAGCACATTGTCAATGGTGCTCTTGATCTTGCCGTCCTGCGTGCGCTGCAACTTTTCAGCCCATGCGGTGTCGTCCTCCGGCGTGGGATCGTTGCCCATGCCCTCGAATTCCTTCATGGCCTGTTCGTGCTGCTCACGGTTGAGCGTGGCGCATACGGTCTTGTCGGCCAGCGCCAGATCGCACATAGCCTTGTAGGACGGGAGCTTCGCAACGGGCGTTTCCGGCGAAGCATTGTCGTCCTTGTCTCCGAACTTGTGTAGCCGGATCAAATCAAAGGCGTTGACCAGCCGCCCGCTGCACGGGTCCGTCGCGTGGTGGCTAAACAAGAACTTGCCGCCGTCATAGATGATCGCGCCGCCCGTGGTGGAACCGCCCAGATAGGTATAACGGTCGGGGTCGTTGTCCACGGCCTCATAGATGCCCGGCAGGTAGGCGTCCATAGCCGCCAGCACGTTATAGGTGCGGCAGAAGGCACCCACAAGGCCCTGCTTTTCTTCGGGATCGCCCTGCTTCATGGCCAGCTTCTGATAGCTGGTAGCACCGGGGACCACCGGCCAGCTCGTCAGGTCGTGCCAGTCGGCATATGTACCCAGCAGGGCGTCTGCGGAGATCAGCGGCGCGTCTACAGCCTTGTAGACAAACTCACTGTCACAGCAGCAGGAGGGCCAGTACATGAGCCGGACCGTCTCAACGGTATTACCTTTTTCCCACAAAAGCCGCCTTACCTCTTGACCGTCCTGATATATTGGGAAGTTAAACTCTATCGACTTCAAAGGCTTCTCCGACTCTCCGTTTGGATATATCTGAATTTCCTTTATAAGATAAGTAATAAGGCTTTTCTTTTCCTCGTCACTTATTATATCATAGAGCTTTC